TTGCTTTTCTTATCAAGGCAATGGTGGGAGTTGCTGTGGTTACTGGCAGTTGGTATCAGGCACAAATGAAATTTGCGGAACACGAAAGAAAGATTGAAGATTTACAAAATAAAGTTACTGTCTTGACTGCTAGTGTAGAAGGAATGGAATCGCAGCACATACAGAAACTTGAAGAAGAAAACAAAACCCTAATGCAAAAGTTAGGATTAAAGAGAAAGTAAGGAAATACAATGGCTAAAAAAGAAAATAAAAAAGAAAATGCCGCAATGTTAAACCTTGATGGCAAAGAGTACGAAATAAACGCAATGAGTGACGACCAAAAAACAATGGTAAATCACATCGCAGATTTAAATAGAAAGATTGAGACATCAACATTTAATCTGCAACAGTTACAATTTGGCAGGCAGGCGTTTATAGATGCTCTTAAAAGCGCTTTATCTGACAAAAATAAATACCCCTACAATCAGGAGGAGAAGTAAATATGGGCATGGGTGCAAAGCATTACAAGAAAGATGGCAAAGAGCATAAAGGCGGTATGCACAAAATGCCTAATGGTCAATTACATTCTGGTAAAACACATTCTAAATCAAGCGTGCGTTTGTACCACTATGGACAGCTTAGTAAAAAAGCACAAGCAACCGCTAAGAAAAGCTGGAAAAAGTAAATGATTGAGACGTATGCAGAGTATGGCGCGGTGGGTGTTATCGTATCATTGTTTGTAATGATGATAGTTAACTTAATGAAAAGCCAAAAAGCGCAAAACGAAGATTTGGATGGCATACGTCAAGCAATAGCTAAAATGGAATCTACCATAGAGAACGTAGAAGGTATTACTATAAAGCTTATTGAAAGATGGAATAAATCAGACGATATCAGCCAAAGGCATAGAGAGGATATCGTGAAAGAACTTAATGATGTTACAGACGACTTAGCGTACCTTAAAGGACGTATTAATGGAAAGGCCAGTTAAAGCTATGATAGATTCGACAAAAGCCGTTTTAAACGGAGCGGTAGGTGTAGGAGTATGGTGGACAAACCTACCTATGATGTTACAAATGGCAGTGTCAGTTGCAACTTTAGTGTATTTAATAATTAAAATAAAAAACGAAATAAGGAGCTAATATGCTACAAAAAATGGTAATGGAATATCTTTTTAACGAAGATAACAAACAAAAAGTTATTGACGAGCTTAACAAGAATGTAAACATTCCTATTATAAACGAAGACACAGAAGAGAAGATTATCTCTGCTATATACGAAGTTTTTGAAGACGTAATGGGAAAAGTCTTAAACAAGTAATGCCTAGATTTAGCAGTAAAAGTAAATCAAAATTAGACACTTGCGATAAAAGGTTGGTAAAACTTTTTAAGGAGGTAGTAAAGAAATATGATTGCACGATTATTGAAGGCTATAGGGGCAAAGAACGTCAAAACGAAGCTTACCGTAAAGGCAATAGTAAAGTTAAGTATCCTAATGGTAAGCACAATCAGAATCCGAGTATTGCTGTGGATGTTGCGCCGTACCCGATAGACTGGACAGATAGAGATAGGTTTCACTATTTTGGTGGATATGTGTTAGGCATTGCAAGTCAAATGGGTTTGAACATTAGATGGGGCGGAGACTGGGACCAAGACACACAAACCAAAGACAATCGCTTTGATGACCTTGTACACTTTGAGATTAAGGACTAATGCCTAAACAATTCAAAACGTATACACGCTTTGATGGTGGTCTGAACACTAAGACCAACGCTCGTTCTATACAAGACAATGAATTAGCACAGGCTAACAATGTTATTATAGACGAGTTTGGTATGGTTAAATCTAGCGGTAAGGCTATTGATAACGACACTAACTATACTGACCCTAGCCTTGGTGGCGCACAACAAGCTGGTTATGGTTTGTTTCAAGCGGTAATGGACTTTGATTTAAGTAACAACAATAGACCTACGGTTATGACATTTCTTGCCGACCCAAGCTCATCTACAAGAATAGACATATCAGAAGAAACAGACGTGCCTTTTGTTCAGTGCGGTTCTTTTAGCACTACATACTTGGCAGGTAGCACACAACTTGATATGGGGGCGTTGTCAGTAGTAAGCGGAACGTCAAATGGACAGATTGTTTACGACATAGCAGATGGTGTTGTACGTATAGCAGACGCTGCTTTTGGTTCTACAAACTCTGTAAAGTCTTTTCAATTTGTAAAGCGCAAGTTATGGTTTGATAGCAGTGGAACTCAGTTAGATGTGCTAGGAAGCGCGCAAACAATATCGGATTATGTGGCAACAGACTCTGGACTATACAGGCCCTTTGAGCAGCACTTTGTTGTAGAATCCAGTATGGCCGGATTCCCAACAAATGGTGGACTGGTAATGACAGGTCCAATTACTCAAAGTGGTACACTAAGTAGTTCCTCTACTGTTGACGCTAATCCTGGAGCTGGTATAGGTTCTGCACATGAAACAGCTTTAGATACTGGTGGCTTTATACTTGTTAATCTTGAGGATGAAACAGAACACCCTATTACAAGCGCTAATAGTAGCGGAGTATTAACTGTAAGCTCTGCCGTTAGCACTAGCGCAGGCTCTAATAATTACATAGTTGCCCCTGACCCTGGTCACGGTTTCAATATAGAGGTAACGCAACCCGGTGCAGGGACAATGACTGCGGGAACGTATGAGTTTGCACAAACGTTTATCTACGATGATAGGCAAGAGTCATTGCCGTCAGAAATGAAAGGCACTATTACTATAGGTTCTAGTAAGTATATACAAATTAAAGTTATAGCAGTACACCCTTACAATAGTAGAATAAGTGGTGGTAGGTTGTATATGAGAGACTCTACGGTAAAAGGCGAATATGAGTTAATTGGTGACATTGACCTTTCTAAAGGGTGTCGTTCTAGCTTAGAAGGCGGATTTACAGGCTGGGCCTTAGCGCATACTGACGACGCAGAAACGATTACGTGTACTATAAACTTAGCAGCGAACAATGTAGACACCTTTGAAACATTAAATGGATATCCCTCTTCGGTTCAGTACAATCACGTAGGAGATGTAGGCGGTGGATATAAGACAAGTGCTATAAGTAATAGGAGAAAGTTCATAGCAAACGTAAAGGTAGATGATTTTACCGGTAGTTTAGTACATCAACCCGATAGATTAAGATATAGTGAGATAAATAAATTTGATACGTTTATACCGAATAGCTTTATAGACATTGGTGTAAATGATGGAGAAGAGTTTGTAAAGTTAGAAGCATATGCAGACCGACTTCTCGCATACAAGAATAGAACGTTATACATAATAAATATAGGTGGCGGTGCTGACACGCAATGGTTCTTAGAAAGCTCTCATCAAAATATGGGTGTAGAGTTTCATGCAGCTACAACTAAAACGCCGTTTGGAGTATGCTGGGTAAATAAAAATGGTTTATATATATATGATGGCAGTAGGATTACAAACTTGCAGACTAAAATTATAGAATCTGAATGGGAGTCTTTTGTCAATTCAGATACCATGATAGGCTACGAGCCAACACATAAGCATTTAGTAATAATTAGAGACGCTAACGACGAGTCCGCTGATAATGGTGACGCATACGTATATAGCTTCATTACAAAGTCATTTACTTTTGTAGAGGACCTAGTTGCAGACAACGTTAAAAGCAACCCGATTACAGATATATTTAACAAGATGACAATGGCAGTAAGCACAAATGAGATAATATCTTACGACGGTGAGCCAGACGCAGGAACAACATTTGATATCAAACTAAAAGACGATGACTTTGGGCTTCCTGGGATTGTTAAAAAAGTATATGGCGTAAGTGTAGAATATGCAAGCGATAATAGCAATAGCAATGGCTTGAAATACTTGCACACAGATAGTAGCGGTGACAAACAAGCAGTAGCAAACGGTGGCACATTAGCAGATACCAACAATGACCTAGACGTAAATAATATTACTTTTAGCAGCCCACTATCCGTATCTTCTTTTCAGGTACAACTTGATTTAGATGGTGATAGTATACATAAAGTAAACAATGTATCTGTAGAATATAGACCAACAAGCAAAAACGTTACATAATGGCTATTGACAGAGAGAAAAGATTTTTATATAATACTAAAGGTATTAAGACAAAGCTCCAGACAGGTGTACCAGCACGTAATACTGGTAACGATGGAGAAGAAAGAATAGTTAAAACAAGTGACGGCAAGTTGCGATTGTACAGAAAACAACTTGGCGCATGGTATTTTTTAGAGTTTACGAGGTCGTAATATGGCAAACAGTTTAATGGAATTATATGGCGGTGGTATGGTAGGCAACCGTACTAACTATCAACTCGGTGGTAGAGTTGCAGGTTTTAGTCGTAATAGACAACAACGAGGCGAAGTAAGGGATTTGCTAGCAAAGGCACGGAGAGCAGAAGAAAGAAAAAGAAAAAATCAAAGACTGGGTAATGTCTTAAAAGTTGTTGGGAATATAGTGCTTCCGGGCTCAGGCGATTTAGTCAAAGGTGTTGTTGATGCTCAATACCGAAAAGAAAAATATGGTGATTCTAAGTACGCTGGAGCACTTTCTGAACAATTAAAAGAGGGTGAAGACCGTTTTAAAGAAGATATTTTTGGGAGAGCTGTTACTGGTGCTGTTTCTTCAGCATTAATGGGTGATTTTTATAAAGATATTAGAGGTGATTTAACTCAGGCTGGTCAAAACATAGCTCAAGCTCCTGACTTTTTAAGAGGTATACCAGAAGCTGTTGAAGCTGGTAAAGAGATGGGTCTTGGTACATTACAATCCTTGCAAGAATATGCAGGGGATTTTGCAGCATTTAACCCTTCTGATGTTGCAAGGGCAGCTGCACTTCCTGAGATGGTTAGTCCTGCTACACCAACAATGACCTCAACACCAACTCCTACAAATATAGTCTCAGATAATGTAGATTTTTTAAGCGATGGATTTGGTATATCAACATCTCAAATGCCAGTCGCCCCACCCCCTGCTTTTACACCACCACCTCCTAGTCCAAATACATTAGCTAATGTTTTAGGCACTGGTACAAGCGGGTTTGATGATACTTTTGGTTATCAGTTTAAAGGTGGCGGATTAATAAATATGGTTCCTAAATATCAATACGGTGGTTTTGTAAAAGAAGCTGAGAAAGAAAGATTTGATGCTATGAATAGGCCAACTTCTTTTGGTAATCAAGCAAATTCAGCTGGAGAGAATCGTGGCTTCATGCCACCTCCCCCATCACTGCCTCCCGCACAACCTACAACAACATTTACACCACCTGCTCCACCCGCTGCTCCATATGTTCCCGGATACGGTACGGCTACAGATGTACAAGGTGCCTTAACTCAA